TTCAGCGTGGGATCGCGGATCAACATTGTTATCCAAATCAGTAATAATATCCCACGAACCGGTTTGGATAACAATCCGTTCATCGTCGCTGGTTCGGGTAATTTCTAACTGCCAATGATGATGCCCTACGTCAAAAGATGCACTGGCAACAGATGTAACGGTAAAAAGATAATCATCGCCATCCGCCGAACCGGTGACTGAAAATTCGTGCGTGCCACCGCCTGATGAAGCTCTGGCAACATAGCCAACTGTATATGAAGATGATGGATAATCCTGACCTAAGTTCTTTTTGCGCCAAGTAACGCGATCACCGACAACGATCTGATCAGGTTCAAGTGTCGGTGCATTATCGGTATCAAATAGATTTGCCATTAACGCCACCCATTAACAAAACCGCCCGGCTTCCGATAAGCACGGCGCGGCTGATGGTTAACTGGCGCATCGTCTTTAGGCTGTTCTGCCTTGTGCGCCTGTCGATCTGCCAGTGTGTTTAGGTTCGTGTTCAAAATAGCCAATGCCCCTATTGCATACACGCGGCAGTCTAACGCTTCGTTTCGAGTTCTTGTCTTCACAAATTCCCTGCGCGGAAACCCTTTTGAGAATTTCGTAACAATTTTTTCCGATGATGCCAGTTGCTTAAAATACTCATCTGGACGATCAGCCGGAAAATGACAATATCCCGCACCTTCCGATTGTATCTTAAGTCTGGAAAAAATCAATTCTTTTATGTTGTCAACGCCCAAAGTAAATAATCGTATCTTTCCGATGTTATTTCTGGTCGGTCTTGACACGATAGGGCGGCTTTCCCCAGCCATCCCCTTTATGGCAAAAATGCGGCGACCTTCACGCGGCCTAACAAAATCATAGACCGCTTTCGTGTAATGACCGCCGGAGTCGATGCAAGTCGCGCGTGGCTGTAATATGCGATCATCTTCGGTTTCGTATTTAGACATCAAGACGTTATCAACATCTTGCCACAGTTGAGGCGAAGACGGATCACCATAAACCGTTCGATAGTCAAGCGACCAGCTTTCTTCATCACGCCCCCAGCCGACCGTTTCAATCTCAACGCGATCATCTTGAACGTCAGCACCGCAAGTGATCATCAATATGCGCTTATCAAGTCGGTCGCCAAATTGTTCAGCGCGTTCCGCAACCGCATAGTCATCAACACGTTCACCCTGTTCTTCCCAGACTTCAGCCAAGGTTGTATTCACAAAAACGCGAAGCGTGTCAGGCAATACTTTAGCCGCGACAAAGTCCTTCGCCACATCGCCAAGCGGTGTCCACGGTGAATATAATCCCGACAAATGAAAGCCAGCCGTGCCGCTAAAGGGTTCGGACGCACGCCATTCACCACCCTTAACCGCGCGATAACGCTTTGCGTCATCCCACGCGCTTCCGCATTCTTCACATATATATTCTGCCGTGTCTGGTTCGTCTTTATTCCAATGCACATTTGACCATTTAAGCGTTTGCATATGATCGCAATCAGGACACGGCACATAATAATAACGCTGGTCACTCTGGCTAAACGCGGTTTCTATCCGCGATGCGCCTTTGTTAGTAGGCGTGGAAACCATTACAATTTTGCGATTGTGGGTGAATGTTTTTGTTCTAGCGACACCCAGATTGATCGGATCGCCTTCTGATCCGGCTGATGGTGGATATCTATCAACCTCATCGAAGAATACTGCACGCACCGGACGCGATGCCAACCCTGCCGCGCTGTTCGCGCCAACGATAGCAAGATAGCCGCCGGGGAAAGATTTTTGATATAGCGTGTTGCCGCTATCGCGTGATCGTGCATCATTAACCTTGTTTTTAAGAACTGGCGTATCCCGAAGCATAGGTGCAAGGCGGTCGTTAGACCACATTTTTGCCATCTCAAGCGTGGGCTGAACGATAAGCATAGGCGACGGCGATTGATCGATGTAATAACCGACCGCATTGTTTATTATTTCCGTCTTGCCAACCTGTGCGCCTGTCATAAACACAACACGCTCAATAGTCGGATCGGATATCGCTTGCATCATTCCGCGCTGGTAAGGCGCACGATCCGTTGACCAGAACCCCGGTTCAGCCGAAGCCTCTGGCGATAGCCGCCGGTATATATCAGCCCATTCGTCAATCGCCAGATTTGGCGGCGGTTGCATTGCCGCCATTATTTTCTGACTGATCTTCGCCACTGTCGGATGACCTGATAGGGTTAATGACTTTGACTTTGACATCAGCTATTTCCTGTAATGCGTCATAAATATGATCTTTTAGTATGCTTTTAACTTCAACTAACTTTTCTGCGGCATAGACTTCCGGCGCAACGCGCTGTGGAAACGCCAGCAATTTTTGCTTCATATTTTGCGAGACTTCCATCCACGCGGCTTCCACATCAGCTGATGGAATAAGTTGTTCTTCTATCTGCGCCTTTTCCATTTCGGCTAGATCGGCTTTTACCTTGGTTAGCCGCGTGCGGTGCGCGTTATAATCATCACCGCTAACATCCGCACGCAATCCACGTTCGCGCAAATACTTAATATAACCCCGAACCACCGGCACAAGTTCATATCTGCCACGCGCCTTCTTCGGAATAATCCCCTGATTAACAAGTTGCAAAACGCGCTGTGGCGTTAAATCGAGCAGTTTAGATATCGTTTCAAGCGGAAATGTTTGATCAGACATTGCTTAACTCATTAAATGTTTTGCCTGTTTCCGCGTGGATCGCTTCCCTGCCGGTGTAATCTTGCCAGCGTTTAATAATGACATCGATATATTTCGGATCAAGTTCCATCAAACGCGCCTTACGCCCAGACTTTTCACAAGCAATAAGTGTTGATCCAGAACCGCCGAAAAGATCAAGAACAGCGGCACGAACAGGAGAAGAATGCCTTATTCCATATTCACAAATCTCGACAGGTTTCATTGTCGGATGTAATTCTGATTTTTTAGGACGGGCAAAATCCCAAACATTTGTTAACTTTCTATCATCGGTAAAAGCCTGTCCGTTGTTATTCCAACCAAACCAGCAAGGTTCCCACTTGTTTTGATATTTGCCTCTACCAAGAGTGAATTGATCTTTATTCCATACAATAGTTGTCGAACAATGAAACATCTCATCTAAAACAGAAAACATTATGCGTCCATCTGCACCCGGAGCAGACCAGCAATAAATTATTCCATCGCAATAAGCCTTAATTGCAGTTGCAAAAGACAAACAAAAATCACGAAATTGATCCTTACTCATATTATCATTTTCAATGCTTCTTTGCTTGAACTTCGAATGCTTTATATTTCCATAATCAATATTATAAGGCGGATCAGTGAAAACCATATCTGCTTTATGGCCTTCCATTAATTTATCAACCGCATCAATGCTGGTGCTATCGCCGCACATAAGCCGGTGCTGGTCTAACTTCCAAACATCACCCAACACGCTAACAGGTTCTTCCGGCACATCAGGAACTTGATCTTCATCAACTAGACCTTCTTCAACCGCCTTCGCCAGCAACGCATCTAACTCATCATCGCCGAAGCCGGTAAGTGATAAGTCAAAATCTAGTTCCTGCAACTCGCCCATTTCTAACGCAAGCATCTCATCATCCCAGCCAGCGTTTAACGCTAATTTGTTGTCGGCAATGACGTATGCTTTCTTCTGCGCTTCGGTCAAATGCGACAGGCGCAAGCACGGAACGTCTTTAATTTTAAGGCGTTGCGCCGCGATGGTTCTGCCGTGACCGGCAATGATCATCCCATCCGCATCAATCAAAACAGGGTTCGTAAAGCCGAACTCCTTGATGGAAGCGCATATTTGCGCCACCTGTTCATCCGAATGTGTTCGCGAATTACGGGCATATGGTATTAATTCTTCTGTCGATACATACTCAATTTCGTGCTTCATTTTATTCCCCAGTGAAAATTAAAGACCTCATTTCAATTCTATCGCTAAAAAACTTCTGCGGTCGCGCGTTACCCGTAATAGAACAAGCTAGACAGTACCTTTTACCGCCGGGCAGTGCGCTTTGCCGCCGCGAACCGCTTCGCAAACGACTTATCAAACGACCGGACGGCAGTCCTTCGACCATCTTCATAAAACGGAAACCGCTTCGGTATTCTAACCGCAGTATCTTCTAACAGATATAAACGCTTCAACGGATAACGCTTCTTCGTGCGCCGTTCTAATATCATCTCCTGATTTCCTACGGTCTGCACGAACGCACGCGGTCTTCCCAACACAGTGCGTGGCTTATTCCTGTTATAACTGGCGCGGCCTCGCACGACTGGACGGTCTTGCGCTGGGATAGCGATAGATTTACCGCGTGGAACTTTTATGCCGCCCTCTGCTTGGTTAACCATATATTCACGACCAAGCCGGTCAAACACTGCCGCAACCAGCACACGCTTAGATGGCGAACGCTCAACGCGAAACATTGTTTTAGCAAACTGTTTATTCTTAACTAAGAACGATGACGGATAAGTTCTTTCGACAATCTCTTTACGAACTGCAAACGCTGTATCATTAAGCGCACGATGCGTGGCGAACGGTATCTGGTTCTTGCCGAACGCATCAATCGCTTTAGCCAGCGTGGATATATTAGAAGCGATGTTGATGTTCATTGAACCGTTCCACCGTCCATCGTAAAGACAACAACATCATCATCGTCATTGCTGAAGTCAGCTAACACATAACCACAGTTATCGCACGCGATTATGCCGCTGAATTCCTCAACGATGCAGTGCGTTTCTTTATCACACTGATTACAGATGATCTCATCACTAAAGAACAAAACCTGACTCATATGCTTAACCTAACCTAAAAAAATCCCCAGCACAAGGCTGGGGCAGTTGGGAGGAACTAATCATCTTTAGCATAATCATCGTAATTAACCACGTTGTCAACATCAACGCATTCAGCACCGACAGCCGCATAGCCGGCTATATCAACCCAACTATCGCGATGCGCTGGATTGTCAAGCAATCGCGCCATCTTTATTCCGATCATCGCCAATGGTACTTGATGCGGTGCTATCTCAATATCTAACAGCCCCATCCAGATAACCGCGATCTTAGCGTGTAGGTCATACGCATCGCCATATTCACCACCACGTTCTTTAATGATCTTCAGCGCGTCTTTCAGTATATCTTCTTTGTTCATAACAACTCCCTAGAATGGAATTTCATCATCTAACACATCATCGATAGGTTTTATGCTAACGACTTCAGCGCCGGCGAAGATTGACTTAACTTCATTAACCGCCTCGACCACCGGCTTGTTCTGTATGGATAACAGGTGCGCTATCTCACTGACAGAATATACTAACATCTCACGGTTATCCCGCGCAACCTTTGTGCAATCGCCCTTGGTCTTGCATACCGCCAGCACCTTACCATCAGCCATCGGTGCTTCAAAGTAATCACCGGTCACTTCACTATGACCACGCGCAATAGCCTCTTGTTCTAGTTTTGCGTAAGCGCGTCCAGTCACTTCCACCTGACGCACGACTTCCATACCATCGTTGCCATCGATAGCCTTGTTCAGCCGGTCACGTTGCTGATAGAACTTCTCGCGCAACTCGAACGATACAAGTTCTTGTAATCGATCCACGCCCCACCGAACTTCATACGAACTAACCGTTGCATCGTGATCCATCAATGCACCCTGTATGCGTTTAAAATTAACATCATCATTTCTTGCGATACGTTGAACCATACCCCACCACCCTCTCATCGGTTGTTTAACTCTTTTCGTAACCATCAGATTAACCATTTAACCACCCCTATAGGGTGGTGGTTAAAATAGTTAACATTCTGCGGATTAACCATAACATTAACTTTTTTAACTATTTTAACCTTAGAACAAATCAGCATCAAAAGCCTCACCATCTAAGTTCCTGATAAGAGTAATAAAATTCTTACCTTGGTCTTGCGTGATTAACCCTAGCGTTTCATCCAAATAGTTAACCGCCTTATTTCTGGCATTTGACGGATGTTTAACGCCAAAGTTATTAAAGTTAACCCATTCGGCCTTCATTCTGTCCAAAACAGCCTGTCTGCTAACCGGATTTTTCCCTGTTACGGAGTATTCCGCCAATATATTTTCCCAAGCACTTAACTGTTGAGGGTTCAGGGTTATGCCCTTTTTTTCCTTCTTAACCTGAACTGATTTAATGACCGCGCTATCGTCAGCGACCAATGCAACCTTCTCGAAAGCAAACTGCATATCCGGTACTGGTTCAGCATCTTTCTGCTTCTCAACGTGTATCACGACATCTTCGCCAGCCGCCTTGACTTGCAATGACGTATCAACCGCCCCTAGAAGCGCGTTAGAACCACGCATACCGCGACTAGTGTCCTTACCACTATGGTGTATCGCCAGCAACGCACAACCGGCGTGTGTGCGTACCCTGTCGCACGCTTCAACGAATATTCCAATTTCTGAACTGCTATTTTCTTCCATACCAACCATCGATCTTGCGACGGTGTCTATAACGATAAGCCCGTAATCACCGCCGAAGTAATCTATGGTGTCGATCAGTTCCTGTATATCCGCTTCATCACGAAACTGCACCGCCTTCGGCACAACCTGCAACGGCACGTTATCGTTAAGACCATAATGGGTTTCCCAAGCTTTGACGCGCTTACCAAGGCCGCCTACGCCTTCGCCAGCTATATATAGCACCTTGCCGCCGTCAACCGTCCTGTCGTGCCACGCACGCCCATAGGCAACCGATAACGCTATGTCTAAGGCTATAAACGATTTACCTACGCCGGGTGCGCCATATAATGCGCTGAAGCCGTGTTTAGTTATCACGCCATCAACCAGCCATTTGACCGGCGGCATATTACGCAATTCGTTAAGCCCCAAGATAGGCAGTATTTTTGCTGGCGGTTCATCCACCTTCGCTTCGATCTTCGGTGCGTTCTTAACCAGTTCGCGTAACTGCTCTGGCGTGTTACCAGCGTCAAGCCAATCAACCGCATCGCCTTTATCTGGCAGATTAGGCAGATCAACGCGCTTAACGGCTTTTGCGACAGGCAGTAGTTCATTAATCACTTTTATCGCGTGCTTATCGCCAGCTTCATCGTTATCGGGGATTATGACCACATTACGCCCAGCGAAATATGTGTTTAACTCTGGTTTCCAATTACCAGCACCGCCGTGGTTAGTTGACGTTATAACGCTATAACGCTTTAACGCTTCTGCGGCTTTCTCGCCTTCAACTATATAAATGGTCTTATCAGGGTTAGTCAGGATATCGGGCAGATTGTACGGAAGCGGATTAATGTCTTTGACCGACCATATCCAACCGCCGCTATCATCTGGTCTGCGTTGTCGATATGTTTTCTTGCCGCCTTCATCAATGCGAATAACCTGATACGCCTCAACGCCGTCAGCGTCATAATAACTATATTCGGTCGTACGCTTTAGCGTACGCTCTAAGGCCGGCTGTACTTTCTTAGATATGTTGAATTTCTTTTCGGCTATGTCAGCGATAGATTGCAGTGATGCGCCTTCGTGCATCCTAATCATATCCATAACGCCACCACCTTCACCTAGTTCGTGGTCATAGAACGTGCCGGCTTTTAGATCAATCACCTTGCTGAACTTATTGCCGAAATAAATCTTATCACCGCTTCGCTTTGTCGGGTTTCCCAGATAATGCGTGGCAACAGGTTCTATATAAGCCGCATAATTTGTTGTCATTGGTATTCTCCCAGTTCTCCCAGACGCCAAGAGCGATGGCGGTCTAGCTGGGAGAGGCTAGACCGCCATCTTCTACGACCTAAAACAAGTCGTCATCCGACTGAGCCGCTGGGGTCGGCGCAGGAGCGACAGGTTCAGGCGCAGAACCTGTCAACATATCAGGAGCATCCACCCAGCCTGATATGTTCCATTCGGGTGCTTTAAAACGCAAATCGCCTTGTGGCGTGCTAACCTTCACCGCAACCGTGCCAGTGATTTCAACAACCGGAACTTGACCGGGATGTTGTGCTTTGGTTGCCTCGAAAGCATTATGCAATTCGTCTAAAGCCCTCATTACAGTTTTAGCAGAGTGTGAGAACTCACGCAAACCTAACTGCTTAGAACAGATGCGAACGCGAAACGCACGCTTAAAGTCGCCTTCCGGTTTTGCCGGAATAGCCTCGCCAACTTTGACCATCTGAAAGTCTGGTCTGCCTGACTCGAAAGATAACCACCCAACTTCCAGATTATGCATATCCATTACAAATTTGACCGGCAGAGCAATTTCGCTTTCATCTTTCATCCATTGACCGGATGCGTCTTGAACGCGATCTTGCTTAATCAAATCACCAGCCTTCGCATCATATTTGACGATAGGCAGAATATCCCCAGTTGAAGTTGACTCATCTAAATTAAAACCTAATGCCATAACAATAACTCCTATAACAATAACATTAGTTGCATTTGACCTCACCAAAAGTGAAGCCGCTAATCGGGTAAAAAGCAAACAGATCAACCGGATCATCCCGATCAGTGCGTCTGCTTATCCCGATATCGTGTTCAGCATCGAAATTAATGATGCCGATACGATCCGTCCATTCGACTAATAACTTGCATTTCAGCCCAGTTGCGCTGGTTAGGTTAGACGCGGCAATGACTTTATGCAAGTTAACCATCATCGATGGGTATTCCGTTGATGCGAAACTGCGCGTCTTTATTTCGATAAAACCAATAGATTTATCGCCGCGCATCAATAACGCATCCATAATATATTTGTTAGGTAGATCGACACATTCGCATTTGTATCGTTCAGCGATTGCCGTCATAAGTTGCTTTTCACGCGCGATTGCGTCTGGAGTATCATACCAAGTCATATCAATAACCCTTGAGTTTCTATATCACCTGAAGCGTCATAATTATTATTGTCACCTTTTGGATAATCCTCAATTTTATATCGAAGATTTTTTAGGTATTCGCGCTTTTGTCGTTTGTCAGCCGCAAAATAAACATAGCGATGTTTTCTTGGGCGTTCCACAGTTTCACCACCTTTTACCCACTTGCCTCTGCTATGTTTCCCAGATGTGCAATCAAAACCAACAGGATCAAACCTTTTTTCACTTAATCCGCAATAAATGAAATTAGTCGCCTGATAAATATAACCGTGATGCCCCATCTTTGTGTCAGCATAAGAAACAACTATTTTAGGTCTTGGCAACAATTTAAGAGAGTTTCCGATCAAGAAACTAGCTTGATTTCTTTTATTGCTGTTAAGAACCAATCTATTTAATTCTAGAACTTGATCCGCGTATTCAGCTCCACAAATGCCAATGCACAAATGACGACTTGGCGGCAATCCATAAGTGATAACGCCTTCAAGAACACTATCAACATAAAGACCATAAGCGAACATCACGACAGGCAATCTTTTTGCGTAATGCTTTTTCCGCAACCACGGATGCGCTTCTTCTTTCTTTATGGGTGACACAATCATAGCAACTCCCTGCACACATAGAAGAACGTTTCCATATCCATTTCGCACGCATAACGCCAATCGTGGGGCATACCGCCACCAGAACGAACATTGAAGTCTTTAATGTTGGCAACGGCCTCAAGCGGAACACGCACACGCGGCTGTTGCCTATCATAACGATAGATTAGGCACGGAAACTTGTTACCGCCAGCCTTACGCGCCGCAACGCAAATCTGATCCCACCATTCCGGCTTTGCCTGATAGCCAAGGCCGTAACGCTTGCACTCTATCACGAATGGAAAGTTAGTAACTTGAACTGGTTCGATGTCGGCTAGGCCACCTTCGCGCGTTTGCGATAGGATGCGCTGAAACTTGATGCCAAGAGCTTCTTCAAGCAATTTACAGCATTCACGTTCCCACGCGTGACCTTTATCACGACCACCACCCGGACGCATTAGCTGATTGCCCCAGCGTTGCGCGTTGCAATTTCTATCCGTTCTTCTTCATCACGGATGTGCTTCAGTTCCACAAGCATCGTTTGGTCAACAAATGCCGCCATCGAACTGCGGTTCTTGCGTGAATATTCCGCGATCAGATCATAGGTTTCTGGTCTGATTCGGATAAAAAGGTTTTTCATTTGGTCTGACATAGTCTGTTCCAATACGTTATAAGATATCAACCAGCAATATAACCGATATTTTTTTTAAAAAAAGGGTATTTTTTTGTTGCAATGATATCAAAATGCTATATATTAAGGATTATCAGATAGACATATGGGAGATTTACTGATGGAAAGATTGAGCAACGAAGTTAATGCAGAAGCTAATATCTTATCAATAATGGAAACTATTTTGGCTCTGCACTACCACCAAACTAAAGATGCAAACCCAGAATATTCAGAATATTGCAAGCAGACAAGGGAGTGGATCAAACTGTTAAAGAAGGTTCACTGTGCGAAGCAATAGCGCAACAATTAAAGGGGTGGCGTAGAGCCGCCCCAACAGGGAGCAAATCAATGATTAGAATGTTTATTATAACCACCGCAATCGCATTAGCCGGTTGCACCACATATGAACCGATTGTGGATTTACGCGCATCAGAAGATAAGGCGCAACTGTTTCAGCGTGACCTTAACGAATGCCGCCAGCTAGTCGATCCGGCTAAATCAATCTGGACGATGGGTGATGAATACTGGGTTATCGAAATGATTAACAACTGCTTAACCGGTCGGGGGCATTCGGTATTATGATGGATTATAATAAAAAAATATCCGCATCAATCTTTGTGCTTGAAGACAGTGAATATCGTATGGGCAACGATTTGCCGATAGAAATCTTCAGCACACGAAACGAAGCGTTAGACGCGTGGCGAGATGCCGGTGGTCGGGTTAGTGACTTCCAAGGTTATTTTGCACGCTTCAACTGTAAGAAAGGTTTAATCGACTTCATAAAGGAGAAACTGGGATGATTAGACGACCGGAAGAAGAATTTATTGTTACGTTCGAGGCGAAGGCGAACATCAGCGTGCTGATCAGCGCACCGGATCACGAACTGGCAATAGAACGCGCACAACTAACAATAGAAAATATGACTAAAAAAGAGTTGTGTGAAAATATTGACGATTTTTTCATTAGCGAATTTATGGAGATTAACGATGCTTAGATTTTTAGGATATATCGCCGCCGCTATTTTTGTAATGGGTTGGCTAAATGTTACCGGTGATCCGTGGATCACTTGGTGGGGTGCAATCGCTTATATGGGGAATATGTAAAATGACTGATACATTTCGTGTAACAATTGAATGCAATGAATTAAAACTTGTTCAACTGATCCGAAGCGGTCTTATTGAAAACGCAAAAATCGAAAGCGTGGAAAATGACAAGCAACCGGAGCAATCACCGCCACTGTTTGACGTTAATGCTGTACAGCATCGCGTCAGCCGATGGGATGTTTATAGAAACATAACGGATCATTTCAGCGATGACACATTTACCGTTGAGAATATAAAAGATGTTTTCAGCAAACAAAAAATAAATGCTGTTAGCAATAATATATCAGCGTTTTTGTGTCACCTAACAGCGATGGGGTTAGTAAAAGTTGTCGATAAAGTTGGGAAAAAGAACGTGTTTCGATTGAAAAGAAAGATTGGTCAAAACAAATTTATGCAAGCGCAACGCAGTTATAGCGTAAAGCAGAATGCGAGATATGCAAATGGTCGGTAAATTAACGCCTGATGATATGATCAGCGCATCGGTAGTCCCAGTGATACTGGGGCTATCGCCTTACAAAACGCCTAACGAACATCTAAAGCGCATCATCGCTTTAGATAGCGGCGAACCTGATCCCGAAACCTTTACCGGCAACGAAGCCACGCATCACGGCGATGCGTTAGAACCGTATATCTTAAAGACTGCTTGTCAGCGTTTAGGCATCATCGAAGCCGATCTTAAACTTGATAAACCGTTCTTTTACGATAAGGCGCGTCTGGCGGCATCGCTTGATGGTATGGGCAAGCTAACCGGCACGATCAAGACCGATCCTAATAACGGCATATACGTTATGAACGAACGCGGCTGGATCGATGTTGATGGCTGGGGCTGTTTAGAAGCAAAATTAACCAGCGCAAATGTTGAAGACCGACCAGCCGCTTATCGTGGGCTTTGGCAGATACAAGCGCAGATGATGTGTGCTGGCTTCAACTGGGGAGCAATCGCAACCCTTTATCAAGGCGTAACGCTTCGGATATTCGTATATAAAGCAGATCGCGCGATGCAGTCACAGATCATCGAAGCGATAGACGAATTTGAACGCCGCAGAACGGCTAAAGAACCATATCCGGTCATATCTAGTGAAGATGGGAATAACGCCTATCCTATCGCATCTGAGGCCGTTCCGGCGATAGATTTCGCAAGCGTTCAAGGTGGGCAGAAGTTGTTGTTAGACTTAGCGCAAGCCAAAGACGACAAGAAAGAGGCTGAACGCCGTATCGATGAACTGGAAGCATCCATTAAAGAAGTTATGGGTGATGCGTCAGCCGGTCAAACGGAAATCGCCGGCAAGCGTTATATCGTGAAATGGCCTATGCGGAAGGTTCGGGAGCAACCGGAAAAGATTGTGCCGGCTAAACCCGAAACCGTATCGCGACAAAAGACGTTAACGCTGAAGGTTATTTCTTAGCTTTGACGCTATCAATAACCCCACCGCCGAAGTAAAACCCAAGAATAATCAGCATCGCGTAATTGATGCTGAACTGCTCCATCACCTTAGTAACGGCATCCGGGTCACCATACCCGGATATCGTCATTCCCAGCACAATAAGATAACTGCCCAAGAACGTGCCGCCGAACATCAACGCAAGATAACGTTGCGCGATCTTGAATGGAGCATACGCACCCATAAGAGCTATTTTCGCATCGCTCTTAGCCTTGATTTCTTCTTCGGTGCTTGTGTGCATATCATCGATCAGATCAAGACCTTTCTTGATGACATCACCGCCGCCAAGAATATTATTCAGTACACCCATCATATCAATAACTCCATACGTTCGGACGCGGATCGCCGGTGTAGGTGTCCAGATGCAAGAAACGCGATGAGCCGCGTTGCTGAACGCCAATGCCGGTGAAGCCTAATTCTAAAGCAATCTTCATTATGTCATACGCCTGTTGACCGTCACAAGCTATATCAACGGCACAGCCGCGCGTGTGTACGCCGGGTGCTGACTTAGATGCTTCGATACTGTGGCGCGGATCACGAAAGCCGCTAGTGACGCGCATAGGCGCACCATAGGCAGTTCGCAGTTCCTGTAACTTTTCCATAAACGCTTCTTGCATATGGTTCGTTCCGGTTTCCTGACAATCAAATTCTTTTTCCGTAAAGTTCGGATACTTTGACCAATCCATTATATTCTGCCTCTTATGATTTCAATTGCTTTGTCAAAACTGTCTTCTTCGATATTACGATTTTCAAAATACCTTTGACTAAACCGCTTTGAGTATTGTTGTATCTGTTCTGTTGCGTAAAAGACAACTCTGCGGTCGTTAATCGAGCAACAAGCAAGCATATCATAATCGTCAACCCTTGGCAGTATCTTCTTGCTTGATCCAGTTCCTAGCTGAAACTGATAGCCATATGTGCTTTTGCTTTTCGGCTTTAACGTGGCTGACTTGACTTGAACCCGAAGGAACTCACGTTCAGACCAACAAACCAGATCAACCTTATCTTGCGCCGCCAACGATACGCGCCAGCCCATCTGTAATAGCGATGCGGCGGTTATATATTCACCGATCAGACCAACGGTAGTTTCTGTTAGCATCTACTTTTTTAAATAATATGCAACTGTACCAGCAATGCCGACCATAATAAAGACAGCCATTGCACCTACGAACATTTCTAATATGAATTGTTTGCGTCTTCTAGCTTTCTTCTGTGCTTCACGTCTCTCTGTGCGACACTTAGCTTGAAAAGCTTGCCAGTCAGACCAAAGCCTTGGTCTACCAGTGTATATCATTATTTGTTTTAGTTGATATTCAGCTTCCTTGACTTGCTCTAGTGCAAGAAACGCTTGAAGGTCTGAGCCGCCAACAGATGACTTGCTCTTGCCAGCAACTTTCTTTTCCAAGTCTTCTTTAGCACCGACAAATTTAGCAATAGCAGTCCCTGCCCTAGCCAAATCACCAGAGTTCGTCACTGCTTGCTTAATAACGCTAAAAGCGGCATTGGCGGCGGCTAGTTCTGCTAACATTAAAACACCTTCGTCTTACTAGGGTCTACAGCTTTTGGTAGGCAGTATGTTGTAAGCCTATCTTTAGCTGGGATTAAATCCACATACTTGTAATTTCCATACTGTCGAGCGAGTTGCCTCGCATACCACTGGCAATCACTAACGCTATAAAAAATAAGATTTGTAGGTATCTCTCTTCTAACATCACCAGCCCCCTGATACATTATCAAAGAAAATGCAACTATCCACTCGTTCATCACACATTACTGCCTCTGCTAAAACACTTATAAGACCAATGCTTTACATCATACTCTTTATATAAAAGTCTGACGTTTTGCTGTGCTTCTTGGTAGCTAGGGCAATGGTCAAGGTCGAATGGCTTAATAATAAATGTCATCTGCTGAGTTAATACTACAACAATGACAAGAAACTCGCTCATCAGATTAGCCTAGCAAATACTGCGGCGGCCATAGCAACCATTGCCAAAGTAGAACCCATTATCAGAGCCTCTAACCGCCACATACGCTTGTCTAATGCCTTAATCCAGCCCTGTAACTGCTCATAACGAACAGCACATTCTGCTTCGTGACGCTCTAGATGTGCTTTAGTTTCGTCCATCAGTCAGTCTCAGGCCAGTCAGCAATTGGTGCATTGCCAGTTGGGTTATTGTCAGCATCAACAGGCACATCGAACAACGCAACAAAAGCAGTATGGTTAGCCGCCGCATCTATTGCCGACTCTATGGTATTGCTGGCGGTGCGGATTGCGGCACGATGCGTTAAAACCGTTGATGAAACTGAATATGAGTCAATCTCACTGGCCTTGATTACCATCCAGTCGGTAGGCGCAAGTAATCCACCAGCCTGTTGCTTGATGGTGGCTTTCCATACTGACTTGAGGCCAAGGATGACCATCTGCTCACCGTCTTCTAAGACAGGATTGCCGTCTTCATCAACAGCGTTGATATCATCAAGAGCTTTTGGCGTGTTGGCATCCCACCAGAAACGATTGTCAAATGACGCTGGTGGGTCAACCCATACGAGGCCAGCCGCAGTCTTCTCATCGTCAGACCATCTGCCCCAGCTAGTAGGGTGCTGAATGCCGTCAGCGTTCTTCCAGCTACGGCCTTCTCTGATTCGTTTACCTTGATATGTCCACATAATATTACCTCGCGTTTGCAAATTTGAATGGTTGTTCGGCTATGGCTAAGTAAATGTAATTTCCACCTGATACGTTTTGTGCTGACCCACGCATCTTAAATCCATTGCTTAGGAAATCTCTCAAATCAACAGTTCCTTCAGCACCATTGGTGTCAGCCAACAAATAATTTCTGTTAAGGTTTGATGGGTTTCTTTTGTTGTCCTCGATAGGCCAGTTATCTACCGCATCTGTACGTTTAATTAACAGAAATGACGGCCGAAATCCGGTATAGACAAACGTGCCGTCACCAGTATTTCCATTGCCCACATATGACCCCACGCGGCACAGCCCTTCAGCACTTGCGAAACAGTAGGCTATTATTCCGTCACCACTTCCGTTAACACCATTACTTGTACCAACAGAGAAAACACTGGTTGCCGGGGCGGTGTTGTTCCAAACTGAGCTGGCTGTAAGAACCGCTGAAGTATCATTTAATCGTTGATAGTTTTGCCAGCCGTTAGGATAGTGGGTACATCCAGCAGTCCAATTTGTAGAATCGTTACGATTTTTCAATAGGATAAGTTCGGGCGTAGCACCATTTAATCCGTGACCAACAGTAGCGTTAGCCCCAGTACCTGTCCAAGACACCACACTAAACCAGTTCTGTTGACTGGTTGCACCCACGCTCACTGTGCTGGTAATGCTGCCATCGGTGTTGCTGACGCCAGAGCCGTTTGCTTTCCAGTTCCAACCAACATAGGTTTGGCTTGATTGGTTGACTGCACCTGATGAACCTAAAGTGTAGCCATCACTGTCAAAACTAGTAATCTTATTAGAATCTGTCGCTTCTGCATCAGTTGTGTTTGATGAAAGTAACTTAGTTGCACCAGCGATTGCGTTGCTAAGAATATGACCGCTTGTACTACTGCGTTCCTTAATCCACGCAAAATCTGGCTGGAAACCAACACCTGTCACTGTGCGTCCAGTATTACCATCACCAGTATAAAGCACCGTATTAAAATAATCCTGTGGCGTTTCATTAGCCAGCGTGTCTATCGCACCTGTTGGCAGATTGGCGGAGCAGAGCGACAATGCGCCACTTGGCACTGTGCTAAAGAAATCACCCAAGCCGTTAGCATCTGTGTTGCCGCCAGAGGCTTCGTTCCCAGCGAATGTGCTGTCCTGACCGAAGTTCCAAATACCTTCAACACTTGTACCACTTGCCGCAGACGAAAAGATAAACCCAACGCCCTGATTGCCGCCATTGTCAGTTGTTAAGAAACTATCCCCAAGCGCGATTGCGGTGGTAGGAGTTGCTTCATCAAAGTTGCCAGAGCCATCACCCCAACTACCGTTCTTGCTATAATAAACTTCTGGTGTTGATGCGTCTAAGTCAAGATAAACACCGAAAACATCACCAACAGCCCCAGCTGAACCATAGTTACTAGTTATATTTTCGCTTGAGCCTGTTCTAGTATAAACATCAGCCGCCAGAGGTCTAATGTAAGAATACCTTGTGTTGTTTGCTGTAGGTGAAATCTCTACTTGATATGTTCCAACCCCAATGAATTGATTTGTTGAGGATTGAACACGACATTCAGCATACCATTTTCCACTGGCTGGAAGGATTGTTGATATTGCTTGTCTGTTTAAATTTCTTCCTGACCCACTACTACCTGTTGTGTAATGTAGATTTCCTTCTTGTAAGCCCGCCCCTGATGCTGGTGGCGTTCCCATATTCCGCAACACCGCAAAGTTATTAGTACCATCAGGCACAACGTCACTGAACACTAGGTTGTTCGGTTGCCAGTCATTGCCCTGCCCAGACGTGTCCTTCCAGAAAGCCGCATTGCGTGTGTCTGCAAAGGCCATATAGACGTATGTGCCGCCAGAACCATTGCCTACCGCACTACCGCCTTGGAAAGTGAAACCATCATCGTCAAAGTCTACACCAACACTTGAAGCATTGCCTTCTGCGTTTGAAAGGTCAGCAATTAAATACTTGGTAATAGTTCCTTCGGTGTCCCTAGTATTATCCCACATTCCCCAGTTGCCAGTTGAGTCAGTGCGCTTCGCCAACAAAAAGGCTGGCTTAAATCCCAGCCCCGTGATGCTATTACCAGCCGCCCCAGTTCCACTGTATGTACCAAACTTTGAGTAGCCAGTCTTTTCAGCGAAACAGTAGGCTATGTAGTCTTCACCGCTCCCATTTACGGTAGTCACATTGCCTATACTAAAGACTGAAGATGTTGGTTCAGTATTGTTCCAGAAAGCAGAGGATGTGTTGGCGGCATCAGTTTTGTTTAATTGTATAGCTTTTGTTGCACCTAATGATGAATGATATACACGCCAATCTCTAGCGTTATCTCGGCTTTTCACTATAATCATATCAGGCTGAACGCCCAACGAATGTCCAACCGTAGCCCCAGCAGAGCCATTCCCAGTATAGGATGTTATGGAAAAACCGTAATCTGTATTAGCCTTGACCGTGCTGGTAATGTCACCATCAGTATTGCTTGCGGCAGAACCAGAGCCAGCGTCCCACGCCCAAGCTATATAAGTCTGACCTGATTGATTTGACCTATTGTTATTATCAACAGTAAATCCATCGCTATCAAAAGAAGAAAACTCTCCAGATGAAAGATTTTCTTCTACCGATGTAGCGTTTGAGGCCAGTCCTTTTGATGCGCCACGAACAGAATCAACAAGAAGATGCGATGATGTAGAACTCCGTTCTTTAATCCAAACAAAGTCAGGCGAAGATGAAAATCCTACCCCACTAATGGCGTGACCGTTTGTTTGATTGCCAGTATAGGTAACAGCATTAAACCCATTGGCATCTGTCGTGTCACCGAATTGCAAGCGAAAACCATTCGTGCCGAAGGTCAGGTCAGCCGTGTCTTTGGGAATCCATATGCCTGACTTTAGCTCTCCGAAGCTAGTAGGGTTTAGGGCTTGATTGTCTACAAAGTTAATTTCGGCCATATAGCCATCGTAATATTGATTTGAACCAGATGCGTGTTTACCTAGCTGTTGTGGAACATTGTTATTAATTCTTGTGTTAATGCCTGAAAGGGGAGTGGATTCAGTACTAAAAGATGTGATGCGTTCGCCATTGACATAAAGCCTAACTCTTTCAGTTGTTGTCGCATTTGAAATGTCTGCGACTACTGTAATATTGTAGAACGCTGACACATCTCTGAATACAGCATTGGTGATGTATCTAAAATTATAACTACCAGTATAATCATCAATTTCTATATTGTCAGATGACCCAAAACGAATAATTGTTCTATCAGTATCACTGCTTCCGCCAGCCAGTATCATCTGAGTAGAGCCTAGATTTCCACGCTTCAGCCACGCAGAAAACGTCCAAGTCTTTCTGTTGCCAGCCGACGCAGGTGTGCGACTTAGATATGCGCTGTCGCCATCCTCAAACCGCAAAGACTGCCCGATGGGGAAGTCGTAGAAACCAGCCGCAGATTGATACATCCACTGTTCTGAACCAACAATACTCATCTAAGCAAACGCCAGTTGTGGCGCACCCAATAATATTCTGCCCGAAGCAACAACAACATATGGCACAATGTCAGTTGTGCTTGCCGTGCTTGAAAGAGTAATCCCAGCCGCCCCAGCCGTTTCATAGTCAGTGCCTAGTGACACAGTTCTGCCGCCAGTTGCATCCTGTATGAATGTGATGAAGCCTGACTGACCTACCTGTTCGGTGGTGGGATTAGCAAGCGTAACATTACCTGTTAGCGTCAAGACAAAGTTTTGATTGGCCGCAAAGTCTAAAGTGACTGAACCAGTGTTAGTTGTATCGGTGTCTGTTGTCGCAACGGCCGTGCCGGTGATTGCCACGCCTGTTGCAGTAACTTCTAGCTTATCCGAACCACCTTGCTGGAGTTTAAGCGAACCAGTACCGGCATCGTTGATAATCGTGTTAGAACCATCGTGGTAAAGTTGACCATCAGAACTTCCGCCCAGCAAGACCTTATCATTGTCTGCCATAACGATATCATTGCCGTTGCTTTGCAAATCGCCGCCAAGTTGAGGAGTCGTATCGTCAACCAGTTCTTCACCAGAAACCTTCACACTGTTTGCTGTTTGATCAAAAGTAAAAAGCGTGATCCACGCATCGTTATCATCGTTGCGTATCTTTAAAACATCTGCGCTTTCATCATACCAAAGTTGGTATGCAAATTTCGTTGATGGTTCTGTTGATCCAGCCGATAATGTGACTGTCGCTGATAATGCGTTGTTAAGATCAGCCCGGAATGCTGGAAAACCTTGGTTAGCAATATTAAAATCGTGTTGTGCCATTTTTCACCTCAAGCGGCTAATTCGCCATATCCTTTTGCAACGTAATCAAAAGTTCTGCTTATAACCGCATCACTGCTATTATAAAATGTAATTGTGAAGCCGATCGAGCTTTTACCAGTTATAACATAATAATCACCGGATTGTAAATCTTGTGCGGCAACTCCGATGCCTTGAACCGCTTTATATGCTGGGCTGAATGTTATCGCCTTAGAACCAACGCCAGAAGAAACATCCGCTTCAGAAACCACGCGATCCGGCATATCAACAGTTACCGATAGTTGCGTTACTTCTGGCGTTGTTTCATTGTCAGATGTTTTTAAGACCGCGCGGAACTTTAGGCCACGCGCTTTATAGTCACCGACAAAAAACTTTCTAAAGTCGGTAAATGTTGGCGAACCAGCCGGATCATCTTCTGTTGTTGCGATAAACAATTCAACATTAGTATCGTCAAACGCCTGTACATCGCCATCAAACGTGCCTGTGCGGTCATCAAATAGACCTTCAGCATCGTCAAACAGATTTACATAATCAGCGCGAGTGACGTTTATATTGGCAGTAACGCGGCTAGTATATACAGAACCAAGATCAACAACGCTGTCGAAATCATAAGTTCCTTCAGATGCCACATTACCACTGCCGCCATCAAAAGAACCAGAAGCATCATCAAAATCCCCTGTCGCATCATCAAAATTAATTGATGTATCCAAGATTAACTTGCTATCAGTCACAACCGTTGAGGATTTTGCGCCAGAGAAAGTCGGCGATTGCGTGGATGTTGTGACCGCGTTCAGACCTTTTATGCTTTCGATAATCGCAACCTTGTTAGTCGGGTTGGTCGATGCGTTGCCTAGCTTATCAACCGCCTTGATAAAATATGTGCCGGTCATCGCTGGAACGATAGCGGTATTAGCTGGTCGTGATACCTTTTCCGCAATAGTTACTGCGTTAGCGTATTCCGCGCCGCTGGTTTCGCGCGCGTGCCTTATAATGTAATGCGATAAGTCTAAGTCAGCAACCGGTGTCCAGCTAAGATGCGCTTGCGTTTCAATGATGTTAACACTGAAATCAGTAACGTCAGCCGGTGGTGCGGTTTTGCCGACAACCTGATGCTGATCCGTTGTATATGCAGAACGAACGCCAATCGCGTTGACAATACGCGCACGCACATCATAAACCGCGTTATCCTCAACATCCACAAGTTCAAAGCGGTTGCTGGCAGATGTGCCAAGCGAAATATATTCGGTTGCCCCTGATTTCTTTGCCTCGACTTCAAACTGGTTCGCATAGGCAGATGACGACGATACATCAATAACAAGAACTGAAACCGCTTTCTGGTTAAATATTTGCAGTTCGTCAGTAACGGTCAAGCCCGGCGGTGTTAACGTGAATGGATCAGGAAGTGTTGTATTATCAAGCAAGAACGCAGTTTCTTCAGCATCCCAATCGAACACTGCGCTATTTAATTCACGGAGCAACAGACCAACAGTCAGAACAATGCTATCGCCAGATGAAGCAACGCCCATTTGCCATTCGGCAACCTCGAAAACCTTATTGGTAAAGCCGAAGCGTTCGTTAGTAAATTGTATGGTGTCACCGACATCTAACTTAAACGCGGCTAAGTTGCACGACACTTCCATAGTCACTTGCTGGCGGTTGCGAAATAAAGCAACTTTAGCCAATCGTTGCGCCATTGCAGATGATGTAGTGTAAGTTAGATCGTAATCAAGAAACTGTTGTTCGCCGCCATCTTCGGTTTGAAATGTGGATGACGTATATGCCGGATAATCAACAGGAATATAGTTTGTGTCGGGTGATGTGAATACGCCCTTCACCGCGTTATAGTTATCGCGGCGCGACTGCCTTGTTTGAACGCTAATCGATGAGATCATATCATCTTCGGTTAGTGTTACGGTTGGCGATACATATTTAGCGGCCTTTATAGAAAACTTGCCATTCGCATAAGTAATAATACCACCACAAGACGATAGCATTGCCTCTAGCACCTGTTTAGGTGGTGCGGCAGTAGTTATCGTTCCGTTTATGGTATAGCGATTTTCTGTACCGCCAGCCGCCAGCGAAATGCTTTCATCGCAGATATCTGCGGCAGTGCTAAACGCAGTATCGTTTATTTCTGCGCTAGTCGCGCGAAACCCATAACGCTGATCCAGCAAATAATCCCTGATACATAAAGCAGGATTATCGGAATAAGCGGTCGATGCAGTTCGTGGATCATAAACCTTTTTGCCACGAACAATTGCGCTGATATTCGGGATGCCATTCGGGAACGCATCAACAGAATATTTTAACCGAACATATAAATAGGCGATGCCGCGCAATCGATGTGAAGTCGTCCATTTATCGCTTTCGGCAACTAGATCGCTGTCTGCTAACTGATCATCCGCGCCTAAGTGTTTATTAATTCTAATTTTTCCGACATATTTAGATGGCGCAGTTACATTTCCATTACCGTCTAACGTAACCGCTTCATCGTTAATATAGACAGTCGTTATGGCATCGATTTCGTGTGATGCCAGCATAAGAACTAAATGCAAGTTTGTATCGTTATCGGTGCTTTCCGCAAACGCCATAACTCCAGAAAGCCGCGTTGTTCCATAGACCAATCGCCGTGGTTCAATAGGGTTTTTAATAATCCGCGTTCTGTTTTGCAGATCGCCAGTGAAGTCAGAAAGCGATGGCAGTTCTGGTTTAGGCGCAAGCGCAGATGCGGCAGAAGTTAGCGCGGCAGAAATACCAGCGCGAATAGCGACAGAAGTTGCAATCCCATAACCAGCAATAGCACCACTAAAAAAAGTGCTTGCACCGCCAGTTGCAACCGCCAAAATAAGCGTTTCCGGCTTGGTTAGTGATTTAACGAAGTTACTAAAAAAACCCATTATCCGCCGCCCCAGACAATCTGTTTATCTTGAATATCAGCTATAAACTCTAGCCCCTTATCGTCAGGAAAGTCTATCTTTTGGTCGGCATCAGTATATCGCCTTTCACGCGTTACGTCCAAATCTATTAGACGGCTTTCGGCTGTTACCGACATCGTTGAAGACTCCGCACCTTCGTCAATGGTCATAACATCCATACGGCCTTTAAAGACAATATACGGATCATCAATAATAGCACCGGCATCACTCAAAACACCGAAATAAACCTTCATTTCTCGACCTTGGTATGCTTCAGATAAGGCGGCAGAAATAAGGCTGTTATCGATGCCAGAAAGCGTAACGGTTATTCCGTTTGCTTGTACTTCTGACGTTTCAGAAATCGCCGATATATTAAGCAGTGTGGCCGCGCCAGCATAAGCATCGCCATCTATCACCATATTACCGTAACCGCCCCACAAGCGCACAGGATCGCCGTCAAAGTCCATTTCAACAGCAAAAAAAGGCGACAGTTCTTTAGCCGCCAATTCCGTTTGAAAGTTAGAACCAAGTGTGCGTGTCA